TGAAAAATATATTAAAATATGGTTATTAACTGAAAGAGATACTGATGAAAATGGTATTAGAATATTAAATTTAGATACTATTACAGATATTGGATTACTTGAAGAATTAATAAAGTACACAAGAAAAGGTAACTTTGATAGAGTAATGGCATTGATGATGGTTATGTTCCAAATTGAAGAAGAAGAAGAAGGTAAAAATTATGGTGAAAATGATACAACAAAAATTGCACAACAGATATTAGACTTAGAATTATTCAACAGATAAAATGATACATCATGAAAACAGAAAAATTATTATCCCAAGCAGAAAAAGATAAAAATGATAAACAATGGTATAAAGATACTTTAGACACATTGGAATATAATGCTTTTTTTGGAGATACACCAAGTTTAGATAAAACCAGATTGAGAGTTAATTATAATCTATTCAATGGAGAAATAGATAAAAGAGATTTTGAATATGTGTATAAACCATTGGGTGAAGATGTTGGAGATTTACCTGCTGATTTTACTAATAAGGATATTATTAGTGGTAAGATGAAAGTTTTACTTGGAATGGAATTAGAAAGACCTTTTGCTTGGAGAATAAATGCTGTTAATCCTGAAGCTACTACAAGAAAAGAAGAAGAAAAAATGAATAGGATAAGAAATTATGTTACACAACAAATCATGTTGCCTATTCAACAAAATATAGAAATGAAATATGCTGAACAAATGAAAGGTGAAAATTTATCACCTGAAGAACAGCAACAGATTCAGCAAACCATTGCAAGTGAAATAGAAGCACAAACTCCTGAAGAAGTAGATCATTACATGAAAAGGAAACATCAAGACCCTGTTGAAATAATGATGTCTCAGATATTTAATTATGTAATAAAAGAACAAAATGTTGATGATAAATTTAATCTTGGTTGGAAGCACAGTATTATAGCAGCAGCTCAAATATATTGGTCTGGAATTATAAATGGTAAACCAGTGTTACAAGTTGTTAATCCAATGGACTTTGAATGTGATGATGTATTAAATCAAGAGTTTATAGAGGATGGAGAATGGGCTGGTGTTGAATTATGGTTAGGTCCATCAGAAGTAGTATCAATGTTTGAAGATTTAACTGATCCTGAAATAAAACAAATATATGATTTAGGTGATAATGGTTCACCTGATTTAGAATTTAACTTTAATAACTTTCAATCAAGAGCTGGTAAAGTAAGAATATTACATAGAGTTTGGAGAGCCATGAGAAAAATTGGTTTCCTAAGTTATATTAATATGGAAACAGGAACAATAGAACAAAAAATTGTTGATGAAGGATATAAATTAAATGAAGAATTTGGTGATCTAAATATCCAATGGGAACAAATACCTGAAGTTTATGAAGGATATAAAATAGGTAGAGATATATATAAAAGACTTAGACCTGTACCATCACAACCTAAAGATATGGATAATTTATATGATGTTAAATTACCATACACAGGTGGGTTTGTAGACAACTTAAATGCTCAACCAGTATCATTATTGGATAGAGTTAAAGTATATCAATATTATTATAATATTATCATGTACAGAATTGAAATGTTAATGAGTTCTGATAAAGGTAAATTATTATTATTGAATATGAATTTGATACCTAATAGTCAAGGTATTGATATGAAAAAATGGTTGTACTATGCTGATAGTTTAAAGATTGGATTTATGAATCCATCTGAAGAAGGTAATAGAAAAGCTGGAAATGTTGATGTAGCTACTGCTGCTAAAGAAATTGATATGTCTTTAGTATCTGATATACAAAAATATATAGGATTAGCTGAATATATTGAAATACAAGCTGGAAATACTATTGGTGTGACTAAAGAAATGGAAGGTAGAATTGGTCAATACCAAGCAGTTAAGAATACTGAAAATGCATTACAACAAGGTAGTTATATTGTAGAACCATATTTTAATTGGCATAATATAATTAAAAGAAATACACTAACTTACTTTTTAGAATTATCAGCACTTGCTTACAGTAGTAATAATATTGAAGTAATAGATCATGTATTAGATGATTTTTCAAGAGAGATAATTAGAATGGATAAGAGTATGTTATCTTTATCTAAATTTGGTTTATTTGTTGCTAATAGTATGGATGCAATAAGAGTTAAAGAAGCTATTAATAATCTGAGTTTAACTGCAATGCAAAATCAAGCTCTTGATATGAGTGATGTTATTAAGATAATGAAAACTGATAGTATTACAGATGCAGAAGAACAATTGGAAGTAGCTGAAGAAAGAAAGAGAAAACAAGCTAATCAAATGGAACAAGAGAGAATGGCTCATGAAAAAAAAAAAAAAAAAATGTTAGATGCTGAAGCTGATAAACAACATGAAAGAGAAAAAGAATTAATCATTCTTAAAGAAGAAGAAAGAAGAAAAACTGAAATTCAAAAACAAACTATTCTTGCAATGGGTTTCAATGAAGATAAGGATATGAATGACAATGGAGTACCTGATGTATTAGAAATTGCCAAACATGGATTAGATGTAAATCTTAAAACAAGAAAACAAGATTTAGATGAAAATAAATTTGAACATCAAAAGAAAGTAGATGCTGATAAAAAAGTATTAGAAGAAAAGAAATTAAAACAACAAAAAGCAAAACAATCATCTAAATAGATGGTAAACGGCTATTAACTTAAAAAATCAAAAGTTCATTTTAAATATGTACTTTTATTAATATTTAAACTTAAATTTGTAGAAATGGAGACTAAAACAGAAGAAAAAAAAGAAAATTTAGCAGATTTTGAATGGGATGATATAGATTTTTTTGGTCAAAAGACTGAAGAACCTAAGAAACCTGAAGAAAAAACTGAAGAAAAAAAACCTGAAGAAGAAATTCCTTCTTTTGAAAATTTTGGTGAAACTCCTAAAAAGAAAGAACCAAAAAAAGAACCTAAAAAGGAAGAAGAACCTAAAAAGGAAAAAAAGGAAGAACCAAAGAAAGAAGAACCAAAGAAAGAAGATGAACCTGATTTCTTTGTTGATCCTAATGAAAATAAATCATCAGATGATGATGAAAAGTTCTTTAATGTATTGGCACAAGGAATGAAAGACAAAGGTGTTTTAACATCTGTTGATATTCCAGAAGATGCAGATTTAACAGAAGATGGTTTTGTTGAATTGTATGAAACTGAAATTGATAATAGAATTACTGAAACATTTGAAGGTTTTTTTGAAGAATTAGATAATGATGCTAAAGCATTTCTTAAACACAAAAAAGATGGTGGTAGTACACAAAGTTTCTTTAATGTGCTTAAAGATTCATCTGCAATACCAACTGGTAATTTAGAAGAAATACCTGTTCAAAAATTAATAGCAAAACATTATCTTAAAACTGTTGAAGAACTTGATCCTGAAGATGTAGATGATAAAATCACATGGTTAGAAGAAACAGGTAAACTTGAAAAATATGCTGAAAAGTATGACAAGAAACTTAAAACTATTGCTTCTAAACAAGAGAAATTATTAGAAAAACAAAGAAAGGATAATTTAAAAATCCAAGCAGATAATGCTAAAGCCTTTGTAACTGATATTAAAACTACTCTGAAAAATACAGATAATATAATGAAGTTCCCTATCACTAAGATAGATAAAAAAGAACTTATAGATTATATTACTAAACCTGAAGTAAAAGTTGGTAAAAATAAATTTGTCACTGGTTTACAAGATGGTTTAAAGAACATTATGAAAGATAATAAGAAATTAATCTTATTAGCTAAACTAATCAAAAGTGATTTTGATGTTTCAAACCTTGAAGTAAAAGCTGAAACAAAGAAAACTATTGAAATGAAAGATAAGCTCAACAGAGCTAAACGAAATAATAAGGCTTCTACATCTAAACAAGGAAGTAGAAAGAACTTATCAGATTTTTTTTAATTTAAAAAATAACAACTATGAGTCTATTGCAAAGTAATTTGGTTACAAAACAAATGCCTTGGCATGCAAACATGACAGAAATGAACCATTTAGGTGCTGCTCTGATTGCAAAGCCAGCAGTATTTGAATCCAAGATGAACCAATTGTTTACTGCACATAGATATTCTGACAACCCATTGACTTCCAACCTTGTTGGATTGGGGAAAGAAGAAACTATTGGTAGTACTCAATGGGAATGGGAATTAAAAGGGGCTAACACTAGACCTCTTGTAATTGTCGAAAATCTTGAAGCTGGTAATAATACACCAGGAAAGGGAAATCAAAATATCAAGATAAAACTTGATGAAAACTGGTATCAACCAGGTGATATTATTTTCCCAGGAACTTCTAACAAGAAGTATCAAAGTAGAATCCAAGAAGAAGTAAGGAAAAGTGGAACAGGAACTATTTATACCATCAGACAAATGACTGATGATCCAAATGCGTTTATACCACCTTCTTTATTAGCTCCTGGACAACAATGGGGTAAATTGTACTCTCAGTATGAAGAAGCTGCTGAACAATCAGGTTCTACACAGTACAGCCTACCTATTGATTTTACTAATAGAATGGGTAGATACAGAAAAAAGTACAAAGTAACTGGTGATGCTAGTGATGAAGTACTTGCTGTAAAACTTCAAGATTCTAATGGTAACTGGCATGATAGCTGGGTTAAATATGCAGAAGTTGAATATTGGCAACAATGGTACAGAGAACTTGAAAGAGGATTTTGGTATTCAAGAAGTACTGATACTGTATTAGGTGCTAATGGTAGACCTGTATTTAGTGGTCCTGGACTTCAAGAAATGCTTGAAGATTCTCATATCCACAGATATAGTCATTTAACTGCAAAGTTAATTGAAGAATATTTGATGGATATTTTCTATTCAAGAATCAAGCCTGGTACTAAAAGAAAAATTAAAGGATTTACTGGTGAATATGGAATGTTAATCTTCCACAGAGCTATCCAAGCATGGGCTGAAAAAACTGGATTTATTCAGATTGTTCAGGACTTAACCATGAGTAAAACTTCTTCTCCTTATAACTCTAATGCATTACAAGCTGGTTATCAATTCACTAAATATATCATGGCCAATGGTGCTGAACTTGAATTAGTTCACAATCCATTATATGATGATAGAGAAATCAACTTTGAAATTGATCCTTTAACTGGTTTCCCTGTGGAATCACAAAGAATTACTTTCCTTGATTTTAGTGGTGAAGGCCAAAATTCTAATGTTAGAATTGTAAATAAGAAAAGTGGTTACAAACTTGGTTATGTAGCTGGTTTATCTAATCCTTATGGACCTAATGATGGTAAATTAATGAGTCACTCTGGTAACTACTATGAAATGCATGTTGAAAAACAAGTAGGTTTACACGTAGAAGATGTTACAAGATGTGGTGAAATGATTTTAACCAGAAATTAAGAAATATTATTCCTACTTATATAA